CGCTTTAAATGCTGATGTAGTTCGCAGTATGTATCATGTGTCAGTCGGTGACATCCGCATTTGTTGCAGACGTGTAATGCAGCCTGTGCCATTGTCATTCGTCCTTTCCGCCTATTACACATAACCCTGTATTGTGTGTAATAGGTTGAATACAGTTTCTACTAATAAATGCATAACAAAAACCGCCATTCTATTACACGTTAGACAATTATGTTTAATAGAATTAAATTTTGAAGTGTTTCATAGCAGATAACACAGTATCTTTTGTGACACCAATGTATCTTAATGTATCACTTGCACTACGATGATTAAACCACACCTGCAATGTAACTATATCGCGTGTTTGTCTGTAGTAATGATAACCACATGTCTTTCGTAGCGAATGTGTTCCTACTTTGTATTTAATGCCTACATGATCCGCCGCTTTGCGTAAGACTTTGTATGCCATACTCCGACTGATTGCCTTATATTCATTGTGATTATTCGGAATCAGCGCTTCTTCCGGTGTACGGTGTTCGCAATAGATTTTATATTCTTTACGCAATTCATCATTATATGCAACCGTGATTTCTTTTCCGGTCTTGCTCTGCCGGAACGTTGCAGTAGTACGCCCCTTAACGTCACCTACTGTCATTTTCAAAATTTCATTAATACGCAATCCAAGTGAAATACCTGTGATAAACATAATGTAATACTTGATGTCCTTTTGCCGCAGATATTTTTTGATTGCGTATACATCACGTTTATCACGAATTGGTTCAACCGTATTCATACAATCACCCTTCGTATTCTCTTATCCACCTACGCAGATCTCTTTCAAACATTTTACGTTTGTGACGACATTCACGCCATTTTCTGTTTCGTCTGTTCCATTCAGTGCAGAATTTTCTGCGTTTATATTCAAACTTCTTTTTTCGCAAATATTTTTTTATTTTTTCAAGCATTATCATTTCCCCCTTAAAAATAAAAAACAGAATGTATATGCATTAACATATACATTCCGTATAATCAGCATAAACATGGTACGCTGAATACTTCAAGCGTGTCTATGCCTATCTTAATATCTCTATTCCCCTCTTTTACTTTGAGATATTTTTTCCCACTGCCTCACGGCAGTTCACCCTTCGATTCATATACTACCACAGGA